GATCCAGCATGTCGCCAGCAGCCGTGGCGACCTTACTAGCAAGGACATCTGTTTGCATACCCATCCTAAGTCTCCTGTAATGAATGAAGGGGGCTTACCACCCCCCTACGAAATCCTTACGGGACGAGACTGGCGTACAGACCGATGTAAAGCGTGGTGCTGCCGATGATAACCGGGATGCGACCTGCCTGAACCGATACCGTGCCCGACACCGAACCCGTGGTCAGCTTAGTGCTGCCAATCGTAAGTGTCGTGCAAAGGAGATTGGTAATGACGGCGGAATCGCCAACGATAGGACCCTCAAAGCCATTGTCAGACTTAACCGGGCCGCTAAATGTAGTTCTAGCCATTGCAAATACCTCACATGCGAGTCAAGCCTGCCAGTCTGCATGTCGTCAGTCGGGGCTGTCTGGCAAGCGGATTTTTCCCGATGACTCTGTATACGCCGTGGTTTAGGGAGTGTCAACAAGTTGATTTGACTTTTTTAGATTCTCTTCCTGCGTAATAACCCGCAAGTTCCAAGGCACGTGCAAACCGCACACAAATTCAGATCGGAGCGGCACGATGTGATCTACAACGTACTGCTCTCCAGTCGTTTTCGTCATAGTTATGGCTATCTCGTACAACTGACGAATTTCGCTTTTTTGCTTCCTAGATAGCCAAGGCGGGGTTGCCAGTCTATGTCTACGCCGTCTCGCTTTAGTATCCGCACGAGTCTGTAACAGATTGTTACGTTTCCACGCGTTTCGGTATTCGCGTAAAACTGCTTTGGGGCGCGTAGCCGCCGCTTGAATTACTTTTTCACGATTGGCAGCGTACCAATCATTTTTCCTGTCTTTAACGTCTTCTCGTTTGTTGTACTGCCGGAAGTATTCGGCACGAACAACGTTACCTTTTTCCCACTCAACCTTTAGGCATTCGACACAAGCCCCCTTGGTCTTGCGCGGTGCGATATGGCCGTGCTTACACGGCTCCCCCGTGAAGTAATACTTAGCACCTGTGGCCTTAGCCTCGGCACGGGATTTGGGCAGCGTTGAAGTGTCCATCGTTTACTCCGTAACTTAGTTACAGGTAACGATACTTGACTCAAATATATAATGCAAGAACAAAAAAGAAGGGGGCCGAAGCCCCCTTCCCAAACACGTAAGTGCTTGATTTTTATCAGGACGAACCCGGCGAACCGAACATTCCGAGTGGGTCACTCCAGCCGAAGCTATAACGCTCGCGGCTCTTATACCGGACATTTCCAGTATCGAAATCACCATCCATGGAGTTCTGGAGCGGCGTACGGACAAAGTGCTTCATGCCGTTCGGAACGTCGGTCGTAAGGAACCAAGCGTTCGTGTCAGTCAAGAAGTGATTGACCGTATATCCGCCCGGAATCGAACCCATCGCCTTGAGAGCGTTGATGTCGTTGTCAGCGGTCGAAACACGGAGTTCCGTGTCGAGGAGACGCTTTGCAGTGAACATCAATGCCGGAGGGACGATGAGCTTGTTGGGCTTCGCCGCGATCAGGAGTCCACGCTCGTCGGTCCAGCCAGCGATCTGAATAACCGCAGCCTCAAGCGAAGTCTCGTTGAGGTCAGAGGCCGTCAGACGGTTGCTGTTGGTGCCGCCCGAAACAAGCGGATGCGATGCCGAGAACAGAGCAACTCCGTCACCGCCCGGATAGGACGAAGAGAAGCCGTTGTTCAGGACCGAAGCCGCCTTGACCTGCTTCGTGTACGCCATAGCGCGAGCAAGAGCCTTCGTATAACGCTTGCTGAGCGAGTCGTACAGGTTGTCTTCAACCGCTTCTTCCGTGATGGAGAAGCCGAGAGCAATGGTCTCGTGGTTGTAACGAGCCGTCCAAGCTTCCTGCGCGTTGTCATACGCAATGGCTGAACCTTCGGCTTTCACCGGAGCAGCGGAGAATCCGCTCAGCTTCGTTTCTTCTTCAAAGGAACGCTCGGAGGTCTCAGTCTCGTAGATCTCCTTGTGCTCCTCACCATAGGACTTGTACTCAAGACCGAACAGGGCGTTCAAACCCGGCAGGAGTTCTTTGAGTAATTGTGCACGTGAAATAGCCATTTCTTAAAACTCCCCTATCAAGTGCCGAGCGGGTTGTAGTAAGCGTGACCACCCACGATCAGAGAAACGCTCGTGAGATACGGAGCGTTAAACTTCACGATTACCTCGGGGTAATAGGTGGTGCCGCCTGATACAAACGCCGTGTCTTCGACAACATCAACGATACGAATCGGCAACGAACGAGTGGTCGCCACAGACGAGAGCAGAAGCCCGCGCTGCGAATCACCGGTCGTCGTATTCAACGCCTCGTCAACCAACGCAACGTTGGTGCCGATATCGCTGTACACGAAGCCGCTCGTGGTCGAAACGTTCAGGGAAGCCGAAACGCCCACAGCCTTGAACAAGGTATCCGGATCATCCGCCACGTACGCATAAATGTACGTACCGGACTTAACCGAAGTACCCGAAATCCAAGACTGCGAGTAGGTCGGTTGACCCGTCACAGAGGACACGTAGTTACAGCCCAAGAAAACGCCTGCAAAACCGCTATTCGCAGCAGCAGTCGTCACAGCGGCCACTTTCACAGTGCCGTCGGTGTCAAACTCCAGCGGGTCGCCATAACCAATGCTCGCGGCACTGGAAGCAATACGACGCTGACGAGTGGCACCGGCAAACACCTGTCCACCGATCAAATTGACCGGCTTCAAGCCATACGGCTTGTCAACAGTAGGATATGCCATTGATCACTCCAAAAAGAAAAAGTTATTTACCTTTGCCAAACGAAGTAGTGGATTTACGCTCATTAAATAGCGGCATCCGCTCGTCATTCAGCCTCATAAAGTTGTTGTCTACCGACTGAATCTGAGCCTTTGCTTGCTGCGCGAACCAATCGTCACGCTGCTTCATCAACTCTTCAGGAGCCTTACACAACAACAAGCCACCGATCTCAATGTTTCCTTTAAATTTGGAATTTGGATCGGCATGGTGCATCAACTCCGGATGGTCTTCTGCCTTCACAGGCTCCCAACCTTCACGGAATTTTGCGGAGGTATTCGATGGGTCAGCAGTACCCATAATACTGGTCCGGATATATCGAAAGACCCAACCCGGCTGCGGCGCTGGGGCCGGAAGCGTCTGAGGCGGGGTCCAAGTTTTTACACGCTGCGCGGATTCCCGATTTTCGAGTTCACGCGTAAGTCTGTTCTCAGCCATTTTAGTTAACCTCCAATTTCATCAATTCACGGGCATACTGCTCATTACTCAGTCCCAGCTTTTTGGCTAGGGCAACTTGAGTCGGCGTCAAACGAATTTGACGTGGCGCGGATGACCGCGTGACGGGTGCAACCACATTGGCTGGTTTTGTGCGAGTTGGCTTTTCAGCTTCCCTCGTTTGAGTCCGCTCTTCCTCGGCATCTTCAAATGCTTCGGGGAATCGCTTCTTCATAGTCGCGTTCACTCGGTCGTAGTAATCGTCGCTACGCGGATCGACTCCAGACCGGACCAATTTTTCATGCAGTCCCAAAGCGAGGGCGGTCATCTCCTCGTCTGTGCCAAACCACGGATTTTTCTCTTTCCACGCTTCGGCTTTTGGGTCCGAAGCAGGTTGAGGTGCCGGGGGCACTTGGTACTGTTGTGTCGGTTGTACTCTGCTCTCTTCATTTTGTAAAGAGGGTCTAAAATTCTCGTATTGCTTAATCCTAAACTTGGCTTCAGTTAGGGCTTCTTGAGCTTCGGTTATTTTTTCCGCGTCTCCAGCCTCATACGCCTGTTTCAAACGCTCTTTGGCCACCACTAATTCATTATTGGCGGATTTAGTAACCTCCTGAATATAGGCTTTTTCGCCATTACCTAGCCTTTGCTTCAACAGGCGATTCTCTTGATCCCGTTGCTGCGCCAGTACTAATTGTTGCTGGGCAAACCGCAGGGCCTCATCTTTTTCACGGGCAGCAGCTTCTTTAGCACGACGCTCGTCGTGCCATACCTTTTTCATCTGAGAAAGACGTTTTTTAACCTTGTCGGAATACTCCTCAAGATCATCCTTCTCTAACTCCTCGACAATATCTTTCGGGAGAGGGGTCCGGCCACGGTCTTGGGGAGGGGTATCGTCCTCCACCATTACCTCAAATTCTGGCTCTTTGGCCCCAGTTTTTGCTTGTTCTGCTTCTGCCTGCTCGTCAGGGAACTTAAATTCTTCTTGCTCAGCCATGATTTACTCCTTATGCGCGACGGATTCCACGGGGGTCTTCGACCACCGCTTCTACCGTGTCGTCGTTGATGATGCGGAACTCCCGACCGTGGATAACCACGCGGGTGCCTGAATACGGACGGGTCAGGACAAAATCACCTTCCTTACACCACGGACCGGTAGGGAACCGGGCCTCGTCCTTGTAGCAGAGGTTGCCCATCTTGATAACGAACAGAACGACGGTCGTCTGCTCTTCAACTCGTTTGGTATCGTCTGCTTTGATAATGCCCCCATCGAACTCTTCTTCTACATGCGGAACCGCACATAGCATTCGGTAGCCTTTGGGTTCGGGCAGGAGTCTGGCTTTAGCAGCCTCTTCCTGAGTCTTTTCTACGTCTATATTGCTCATTCTTCGTCTATCCTTTTTGCAAGGTCTTTGATGTGGTTTACGGCGAGGTCGAGACCCTGTAACGCCCCGCATAACCTTTTGTACTCACCTTCATCCAATTTGCCTTGGATTAGGTTTTCCACGATCAACACGCGCTCCTCCTTGAGTTTGGTCTCAAGGTATTCCAGAGCGTTTGAATAGGACATTTACTCCTCCTGTTGCGGTTTCTCCGTTCTTTGCTGTGCAGCCATACGCTGCATTTCTGCGGCATCCCGAGCTTTACCGATATCAAGCCCGAGCCGAACTCCTTCGATCTGTTGTTTGGCTGACAACGCGGCTTTGTCTTTCTGGATATCCACACCAAGCCGTGCGGCTTCAAGCTGCTGACGCCCAGAAATTTCGGCCTTGCGAAGTTCCAACTCGTCGGCTTTAGCCGCTGCATCGATAATGTCTTTCTGCTGTTTGCGTTGGATTTCGGCCTGCTGAATCTGAGCTTCGATCTGCATCTGCTGAGCTTTGGTCTGCGCCTGAAGCTGCTTGATCTGCAAATCCATCATCTGCATCTGTACAAGCGGGTCTTGAGCCTGCTGTGCGGCCTGCTGCATCTGAACTTCAGCCTGATCCTTCTGGAGTACCCGTGCGGCAGCGGCTGCTGCCAACTGCGACAACTGCGCCTCGAACTCAGGCGGCAGGTCGTATTCTTCTCTATCATCTTGCGGCAAGGGCGGCAGTGCCGCGCCAAGCTGTTTCTCAATCTCACGGCGATACTGGAACGCCACGTGCTCCATAATATGCGCCTGAAGTGCAGCAGTGATCTGCTGCGCCATCGGGTTTTGCCCGATAAGTTGAGCAATCTTGGGGTCTTGCCCGAGCGCCATGTGCGTGGCGATATGCGCCTCGTGATCCTGATACATAAACGCTTTGAGCGGCTTGCCCGTCATGACGTCCATGTTTTCGGTGATGGGATCACGCGGTTTAGCATCATCAGGCATTGGAACAATACGGTCTGCGTTCTTAACGCCAAGCGTCTCAATCATTTGACGGTGCAGGTACGGAAGGTCATAAAGCTGCGGAGCCGTCTGGGAAAGCTGAAGAACCGCTTGGTACTGCACGACCTTCTGCGACATCGTTGACGCATTAGGATCACTGACCGGGATAACATCG